ACGGGGGAGTCTCGCGCTTGCCGTAGAGGGGATTCACGACGAGAATACCTCCGACGAATGGCCGCAGATTCCATCGATTTCCGACACTATCCTAAAGAGACTGGTGTGTGGGAATTCACCCCAGATTTCATCCTGGATTGCGTCAACAATCCGCAGAATTACAAACTCGCTCCTCGACTCAGGAAAGTAGAAAGGAAGCACAAGTGAGCATCATCTGGTACACACTATATATTCTCGGAGCTATTTCGATCGTCCTACTTTGGGTCCAGCTTATGGCCTTGATCGGAACCGCGTGTAAGGTTATCCGAGATAAGGAGTGGGCTCAGGTCAAGGTCGTCGAGGGACCTCCCGGTCCTAAGGGGGATCGAGGTGAGCGTGGCCCTGAAGGCCCCATGGGGATGCCCGGATCCACGGGTAGCTTCGTGTTCAATGACCACGCCAAGGCAACAGTCAAGGCGGTTATGCGAGAGCAGGGGATTCTCTCTCGTAAGGACATCGAGTCCCTGATCCGTATGGAGGTAGCTGCTCACCTGAGCAAGCTCGAGATCTCTCGTACGACATATCCAGGGCTCGGTAAGGAAGAGACCAAGATCCAGATGAAGGAGGACAAGTGATCAATGCGAACGGTTGTACGCAATTTATCAAGGCAAACGCGCCAGCGATTCTCACAGCTTCCGCGTGCATTGGGACCGTCGCTACGGCCATCCTCACAGCGAAGTCTACGACGCTCGCGATTGAACGGATCGCCGATTATTGTGAGGATAACCTCCGGTCACCGGAGGACCTCACCTGGCGGGAGAAGTTCGCAATATCTTATCGGGTGTACATTCCCCCGGCCATCACAGGGGTTGCAACTCTGGTATCGATTGTCGCGGCAAACCGTATCCAGTATGCTCGTGGAGCGGCGTTTGCGTTGGCCTACTCGGGTTCAGAAGCGGCGTTTAGACGATATCGAGACGCGGTGGCGGACGTGGTTAAGCCGAAGGACCTGGAGAAGGTTAAGGCCCGCGTTGCAGAGAAATCGGTTCAAGATGCTGGCAAACCTGTGTCCGGATCCGTTCTGGTCGCTTCCTCCGGAGACGTCCTCTGCTATGATGTATTCTCGGGACGATATTTCAAGTCCGACATTGAAACAATTCGTCGAGTCGAGAACAACATCAATGGGCAGCTCAATCTCGAGTGTTATGCCTCTCTCAATGAGTTCTACAATGGCCTCGGGATTCCTCCCATCGCCGCTGGGGAACTGGTAGGCTGGTCTGAGCCGAATTCCCTCTCTGTGGAGTTCGGTTCTCAACTGACGGAGAAGGGCGAGCCTGTCCTAACCATCGACTTCCTTGTGTCCCCCAAGGAAAACTACTTCAAGATCAACTGAAAGGAAATCACATATGTTCTCTCACATCATCCGCGTCCGTGGCATCTTTGATGACGAGCCCACCACCAAGAAGCTCTACTTTCACATGTCTCGCCGTGAGATGTTCGACTTCATCAAGCGGTATGACAATGTGACCAACTTCGAGAAGTGGCTCCAGGCTGCTATCGACAACGAGGACCTGTACACCATGATGAAGTTCTTCGACGACCTCATCGGTACCTCGTATGGTGAGCGTCAGGGTGAGCGCTTTGTTAAGTCTGAGCAGATCAAGGAGTCCTTCCTCAACTCGCCTGAGTACGAGGAGCTCTTCGACCAGCTCATGGACAACCCGGCTCTTGTCCGGGAGTTCTACAATGGGATCCTGCCTGAGAAGATCATGAAGCAGGTCAAGGAGGACCCGAAGTACAAGGAGCTCGACGACAAGCTGAAGGAGACTGAGCTCAACAACCTCTGATCCATATTTGGGGGCCCTGGAAAAATCTGGGGCCCCCACCTCCTTAGAAAGGGGCCACCTTGACTAACGCACCAATCCGTCCGAACCTCCCATCCAACAGCAAGCTCCCAGAGCGCAAGAAGGTTGAGCAGGTCACCACTGCCACCGTCACCAAGAAGAAGTCTAGCTTCGGAACAAAGGCTGTTTCGGCTTTTGTTGGAGAGGATATTCACAATGTCGGCGAGTATCTACTTTACGATGTTACGATCCCTGCTATCAAGAACACACTCTCGGATCTGGTCTCTCAGGGCATCGAACGTCTCCTCTTCGGAGAGTCTTCTCCTCGAGCTCGCAGCTCGTCCGGGGGGTCCCGTGTCTCATACGGATCATATTCTCGACCAGGCTCAGCACCAGGCAATCGCCGAGACGCTTCTCCTCGTTCACGTCGATACCATGATTTCTCAGAAATCGAGCTCGAGTCCAGAGATGAAGCTTATCTCGTTATCGACCGACTTGGCGACATCATCGAGGAGTACGGTCTTGCCACCGTCGCCGACCTCTACGATCTCTGCGGTATCACTACCGAATACACTGACGAGAACTGGGGCTGGACTTCGGCCCGGTACATGTCGGTGATCCGTAGCCGTCGAGGCTACATGCTTCAGCTCCCGAAACCCGACCACATCAATGCACGATGAATCCTCAGCAAGTGCGGCTTGAGCTTATCGCCGCCTACCCATTCTCAGACAAGTGGCGTCGCCGTGTTGAACGCATGGAAGACGACCAGGCAATCGCTATCTATCTTCGACTCAAGGAAGCAGGACGTATCAAATGAATCTCGGAATTGTTACCCGTCTCGCTGGACGCGCTGGGCTGGTTCTCAGCAAGCACGCCCCCACCATTCTTACCGCCGCCGGTACCGTCGGCTTTATCGGTACCACGGTCCTCGCCTCCAAGGCAACCCTCAAGGTTGAGGAGACTCTGGCTGAGGAGACCGCACTCCTCGTTAAGGTCCACGAGGCTCACGAGGACGGCAAGCTCACCGACAAGGACGCCACTCGGGACAAGGTCATCCTCTACACCCGAATGACCACCAAGCTGGCGAAGCTTTATGCCCCCGCCCTGATTCTTGGGGCGGCCTCTATCGCCTCCCTGATCACTGGTCACGGTATCATGCTCAAGCGCAACGCCTCTCTGGCTGCCGCATATGCTGCTGTCGACCAGGCCTTCAAGACCTACAAGAAGAAGGTCGAGGCCAAGTTCGGTAAGGACGCGGTTCTTGACGCCCTTATCTCCAACACTGAGGATGAGCTGACTCGTAACGAGCCGACTCTCGAGGCGATTGCTGCGGTCGACAATGTCTCTCCTTACGGCGTCATCTTCGACGAGGACAACCACAACTGGTCCGCGGATGAGGACCTTTCCATGCTCCACCTCCGTTGCCAGGAGCAGTACGCGAACGATATTCTTCAGACTCGTGGCCACATCTTCCTCAATGAAGTATACAAGATGCTCGGGTTCCCTCACACTCCTGCCGGTGCTGTGACTGGCTGGGTCAAGGGTAACGGCGACGACTTCGTCTCGTTCAACATCCACGATGGTATCTTCGAGGGCGAGGACAAGAACGGTCGTACTGTCACAAAGTGGGCGCTGGACTTCAACGTCGATGGCGTGATGTACGACAAGATCTGAGGTGCCATGTTCGAGAAGATCGCATATTTCGCAGCCGGAGCTGTCACTGGCGGCCTTGGCGTATATTTCGTTCTTGCTCGCAAGTTCGAGCAGGACTTCCAGGAAGCCACAATCGAGATCAACAAGGAGCTTGCAGAAATTGCTGAAGCGAAGCACAAAGAGCGAGTGGGAGATGGCCCTGATCCAGAGGATCGCGAACCCGATCCTGAGCCGGTGGTACCGAGCGTTGCTGTGGACTACTCTCCGACTCCTGTGGAAGATTCCGACCAGGAGGAAGTGACCAAGCGTACGATGGATCGACAGCACTTCGAGGCCTACCAGATCACCGAAGAGGAGTTCCGGGCTAAGGGTCATCAGGAGCATGTCGAGCTCACGTACTACATGGAGGACGACGTCTTCGCCGACAACCGGGGCGTTCCTATGCAGGATACGTCCTGGTTCGACAATATCATCAGCGGAATCTCTGCCTCCGATTCCATCATCTATGTCCGAAGCATGAGCCGCCACGCGGACTTCGAGATCACTCTTCTCGACGACTCGTACGAGCACTCAGTTCTCGGGGTTGAGTATTACGAGGACGAGTAATGATCGAGGCAGCACCGGATAACTCATATTTCGAGTGGCTTTGTGATCGAACCGGGGATACTCGCAAGGCTGAGTGTCCCGAGGAGTCCTTCATGAGTCTGCTCGAGATCATGCACCAGACGCCGTTCCGAGTGATCGTCGCGAACGACATCAACCGTGCACAGGATGGTATTGACCTACGTAGGGCGTTCGTTCGAGAGAACAACGACGTATCCTACGTCTGGCTTAACGAGCAGTCTTGCTCCATGCTCGAGATGTTCATCGCTTTGGCCGAGCGTATGGACATGATTCTCGAGGATGACGATACACCATATTCTCTGGAATGGTACTTCTGGGAGATGGTGAAGAACTGCGGTCTCTACGACTACAACGATGAGGCCCTGTTCAACCCCCGCCATGAGGAGGAAGTTGACTCCATCCTTGAGCGGATAAACTCGCGGGATTACACTAAGATGGGACACGGATCCATGTTCCCTCTTCGTGCGATCCCGCTGCATGGCGCACGTGATATGCGGAAGGCTGAGCTCTGGGCCCAGATGAACGCCTACGCAAACGAGAACTATATGTAAGGAGACTCATGGATTTCTACCGAATCTGCGAGCGTACCACAAAGAGTGGAAAGGTGGAAATCTACCCTGAGTTCCTCGTCGGAAGATCGAGGGATATTCTCATTCAGGGGCGAGACTTCCAGGCAATCTGGGATGAGGAGAAGGGGCTCTGGTCTACAGACGAGTTTGACGTCGCTACGTTTGTAGACCGGTCCCTCTTCGAGCACCAGAAGAATCACAAGGGTCAGATCGAGACTGTTGTGAAAACTATGTCCAATTACAACACTGGACTATGGACCAGCTTCCAGACTTGGAAGGCCAGGCTCCCTGACAACGGGCAGGAGCTTAATGCCAAGCTTATATTTGCGGACAGTACTCCTAGAAAGGAAGACTATGCAACCGCAAGACTACCCTACTCACTGGAGGATGGTACTCCGGACGCTTGGGGAAGACTTATTGGGACCCTATATGATGAGGATGCTCGACGAAAGCTTGAGTGGCTCATCGGTTCCATCGTGGCTGGCGACTCTAAGAGGATTCAGAAATTTGCCGTCTTGTATGGTCCCCCGGGATCGGGAAAGTCAACGGTACTCAACATTCTGGAGCTTCTATTCCAAGGGTACACAACTGTCTTCGATGCGGGAGCTCTTGGATCCAAGTCAGATCAATTCGCTACCAGTTCGCTCGGTAAGAGTTCGCTCGTGGCCATTGATCAGGACGGAGACCTCTCTCGGATCGAGACTAATGGGCTACTTAACAGCGTGGTGGCCCACGAGACGATCCTAATCAATGAGAAGGGTATGAAGCGTTATCCGAAACGGATTAACGCACTCCTTTTTATCGGAACAAACAAGCCCGTCAAGATAACTGATTCAAAGTCTGGTATTATTCGTCGACTGATTGATATCTCCCCCACTGGACAAACCGTAGGGGCCGATGAGTATCAAACGTTGATGACTCAGATCCGAGACGAGCTTGGAAAGATCGCCAATCACTGCCTTGGGGTTTATCGAAGTCTTGGTAAGCATTACTACGACGCCTATAAGCCCCAGGACATGATGATGAAGACGAATGTACTCTATAACTTTGTTGAGGAGAACTATCTTCTCTTCAAGGAAGAAAAGTACGTTAGTCTCACTATGGCATACAAGCTATATAAGGAGTACTGCAGTGAGAGTAATATCCCGTACCCGAAGAGCCGATACCTCTTCCGTGAAGAACTCAAAGATTACTTTGACGAGTTTCATTCACGTGTACAGCATGACGGCAATAGACTACGCAGTGTCTATTCCGGCTTCCGGGATTACCTACTGGATCCTGCCGAACTCGAGGCTTCTCCCGAGGAGCCGTATTCACTGGCCCTCGACTACTCCGAGTCCATTCTCGACGATAGCCTCTCTGATTGCCCGGCACAGCAAGCCGGACCTTCTGGCACTCCGCAGTTCCGATGGGCGAACGTTCATACCACTCTAAAGGACGTCGACACCCATGAGGTCCACTATGTCAAGGTCCCCGAGAACCACATCGTCATCGACTTTGATATCAAGACGGACGGTAGGAAGGACCTTAATAGAAACCTTCAGGCCGCCTCAGAATGGCCCCCTACCTACGCCGAGACCAGTCAAGGTGGTAATGGAGTTCACCTCCACTACATCTACGACGGAGATCCTACCGAACTGGCGAGGCTCTACGACGAAGACATTGAGATCAAGGTCTTCACAGGTGATTCCTCTCTGAGGAGAAAGGTCACCCACTGTAACAACATCCCGGTGGCTCATATTTCAGAAGGGCTGCCGTTTAAGGAGAAGAAAGTGATCAACAAGACCACCATGGCCAACGAGAAGAAGGTCAGGGAGCTTATTGAGCGCAACCTTCGGAAGGAGATCCATCCCTCGACCAAGCCCTCGGTCGATTTCATTGCCAAGATCCTCCGCGACGCAAAGGAACAGGGGTTGGTGTATGATGTCAAGGACATGAAGCCTCGGGTGCTGGCATTCGCTATGAACTCAACGCATCAGTCCGAGGCGGCCATTAAGACCGTGATGGAGATGCCATTCACCAACGAGGATCCTGAGGAGAAGTCCATTGGGTTCCCGACTGGCGAGCTGGTATTCTTCGACTGTGAGGTCTTTCCGAACCTGTTCCTCGTGAACTGGAAGGTGAAAGGTAATCCGACTGTACATCGGATGATTAACCCCACCCCCGAGGAGATCGAGGCCCTCTGCGAGATGCGGTTGATCGGCTTCAACTGCCGCAAGTACGACAACCATATTCTCTATGCTCGTACGCTGGGTTTCAACAATGCCAAGCTGTACGACTTGAGTAAGAGGATCATCGAGAACAGCGTCACTGCTGGGTTTGTCGAGGCGTACAACCTGTCCTACACCGACGTGTATGACTTCGCAGCTACTAAGATGTCTCTCAAGAAGTGGGAGATCGAACTTGGCCTGCACCACCAGGAGCTCGGCCTTCCTTGGGACGAGAACGTTCCTGAGGATCGTTGGGAGGAAGTCGCGGCATATTGTGATAACGATGTTATTGCAACCGAGGAGGTCTTCAACCATCTCCATGCGGACTGGCAGGCCCGTCTCATGCTTGCCAAGCTTTCTGGTCTGACTCCCAACGACACGACCAACAAGCACAGTCAGTTCATCATCTTCGGAAAGAATAGGAACCCGCAGAGTGAATTCGTTTACACCGATCTCAGTGAGCAATTCCCTGGCTATCAATACTCTTTCGGCAAGTCTACCTATCGTGGGGAGGAGGTCGGTGAGGGCGGATATGTCTACGCCGAGCCAGGAATCTACGTCGACGTCGCCCTTCTCGACGTTGCGTCAATGCATCCCACTTCAATCGAGTGTCTCAACCTCTTCGGAGACCGATACACTCAGCGTTTCAGCGAGATCAAGCAGGCCCGAGTAGCCATCAAGCACCACGATGATGCAACTGCCCGAACACTGCTCGAAGGGGCCCTGGCCCCCTTCTTGGAGGAAGGCGTCGACTACGAGGCCCTGGCCTTCGCACTCAAGATCGTCATCAACTCCGTGTACGGCCTCACTGCGGCGAAGTTTGCCAATCCTTTCAAGGACCCGCGGAACGTGGACAATATTGTTGCGAAGAGAGGCGCGCTCTTTATGGTAGACCTCAAGCACTTCGTCCAGGAGCAGGGCTTCGACGTTGCTCACATCAAGACCGACTCGATCAAGATCCCGAGGGCCACTCCCGAGATCATCGAGAAGGTCATGGAGTTCGGCAAGAAGTACGGATACACCTTCGAGCACGAGGCTACTTACGATCGTATGTGTCTCGTGAATAAGGCCGTCTATGTCGACTACGAGGATGGGAAGTGGAGCGCCACCGGTGCCCAGTTCCAGCACCCCTACGTCTTCAAGGAGCTCTTCTCGAAGGAGGAGCTGGATATTCGAGACGTGGCGGAGACCAAGAGCGTTACCACCGCTCTGTATCTGAACAACGGAACAGAAGACAATCCTGAGATGGAGTTCGTCGGTAAGACCGGCGCCTTCGTCCCCGTGAACCGTGGAGGCGGGATCCTTCTCCGCGAGAAAGATGGTAACTACCATGCCGCATCAGGCAGTACCGGTCACAGGTGGGTACAGTTCGAGTCATTCAAGGAAGCCCACCCAGACGACTGGAAGGAATGGGTCGACTGGAGTTACTTCGAAGGTCTTGCTGACGCTGCAAAGGCTGCGGTGGGAGACTTCGGGGACTTCGAGGCCTTCACCCTTGGAGCTTGACGGATACGTCTGGGACGGAGACAACGATGGCTGAGTACGTGAACCAGTGGGAGTCATATAAGGAGCTCTCGATCGAGAATGACCGGGATCCGGTTCTTGATAATCCGATCATCTACGGAGTCAACGTCAAGCACTTCACGCTGACGGTATATTCTCCTGAGGGTCGAGTCAATAAGTACTGGAATGCCCGTATCCTCAAGGACCAGGTGGGTCGATGCCGGATCGCGTGTCCTCGCGATGGCAAGATTCTATGTTTTGCCTGGTTCGAGTGGACTTCGTACATGTTCTCCCACGATGGTCTGAATGAGCTGGTGTTTATGCCCAGGATGAATTCTAGGCTTCCATCTACTCTCTGGAATACAAAGGAGGTGAATTGATATGTGCGGACACTGGATTATCGTTCGCGGTCCTTTCTGGCAGCGATACTGGATGTACGTTCAGGACGCAGCCTGCGGTCGTCGCAACTGGACCTGATATAGTCTGACAAAAGCCCCCGGGTCTGTAAAAGGGCCCGGGGGTACGCGTCAAAAACCACGGGTATTATGAGACCCCTCTACTCGAAAGGAAAACTCATGCTGCCTCTCGCAAAGACCCTCGTCACCGGACTCTCCTCCATTGGCGCTGGTATGATTGCTAGTAGCCTTTTCCAGCCATTCTACAAGAACGCAAATGGAATCACAAAGATTCTGCTTTGGTTCGGTGGAGCTGGCCTTGGAATTGCTGCTGGTAACGTAGTCCAGCGCGAAGTTGGAAAGCAGTTCGATGCTGTGATCTATGCTGTCAAGGAAGCTCGAGACCACGTCGAGATCGAAGACTGATCTCGCTTATACCCCATTAACTTGGGGTATAGGCTTTTCTGAAAGGAGCACACATGGGAAAGATTGTCGTTCACGAGAAGCGACTGACTATTGACGGGGACTTCCTCTCGCTTGAGGACTGCTTCGAGGCATTCCGGCGCAGTGTCGAGTATGCTGAGAGTCACGACATTGATGACACCCTCGTCATCTCGAGCTCGATCGATACGGTTGAGTTCCAGCGAGCGAATGGGAACAGTGTACTCGCAACCTATGACGATATTCACAAGGTGCTGATCATGCGCCTCTTCCTCAACGAGGGGGACGTGGTGATCAAGCCGATCTATATTTACAACCACAGCGAGTACCAGACGGCCTGCAGCTTCATGCGTCAGGTCCTTGGTGGGCAGCTTGATCTCAAGAAGGAGTGGCTTGCATGAGTAAGAACAGCAAGAGCGTCATTGATTTCTTCACCCCCGACGGCCAGCTTCGAGAAGAGGCTGGAGAGTTCGAGGGTCTGGACCTGGAGCCCTTCATCGACAAGCGGTCAAAGGTCACCCCGGCATTCTCAAGCGCGCTCATGGGGGTTATGCAGTTCGATCTCGAGAATGATGTTGAGGTCAGCTTCTATCGCCAGCCCAACTGCGTCTTCGGAGAGATCTCTTACCCCAACGGCATCAAGACAATCCTGTTCAAGTGTCGTCAGCGCAAGAATCTCACAGGGTTCATCCGTAAGGTCCTGGAGATCGGATCCTGGGACACCACTCGAGTTCACACTGACTTCCGTATTCACGCCGACTTCTGAGGAGCACACAATGGCACGACCCAAGAACATCACTATCGAGAACGCCCGCATCTTCTTCAAGGACTTCTCCGCCTCTGGTCCTTTCGCCGGGGGTACCAAGCGCACGTTCTGCGTCGAGATCCCTGAGGACATGGTCCCTGAGCTCGAGCGGGACGACTGGAATGTGAAGACCCGGGAGTCTCGGAATGACCCGGATGCCCTGACTCATTACATCAAGGTGGAGGCCTCTTACCGGTCCCGTCCTCCGAAGATTGTCTGCATCCCGAACCTGACTCGACGGAAGGTTTATATCAACGAGCAGACGATCGACTCCCTTGACTATGTCGAGATCCTGAACGTGGACCTCACGATCAATCCCTATGTCTGGGAGGCGAATGGGAACACCGGTGTGAAGGCATATCTGGGAACCATGTATGTCACGATCTCCGAGGACCCGCTCGACGCCAAGTATGCTGATGAGGAGGTGGCTGCCTGATGCGACGCTACGGACTCTTCAACTTCCTCTTTGATGTCTTCATGGTCTCGGTGACCGGAGGATTCTGGCTCATCTGGATCTTCATTAGGGAGATGCGGAGAGGCTGATTTTATACCCCGGGGTCTGTAAAAGGGCCCCGGGGTCCCCCACTTGTAGAAAGGACACACGTGGCTAGCCGACTCATCGTCAGTGCTGATGATATTCTGAAGGCGGTCAAGGAATCGGAGGAGTTCGAGAGGAAGGCCCTCACTGAAGCTCGTAAGCGAGATCGAGCTGAGGGCAAGGAACCTCGAGAGACTCTGTATCCAAACCCGGATCTTAAGCCTGGTCGAGAGATCGTGCTCGACTACATCAAGAACCCGGAGCGTCGTCGTACGCCACGGTGTTCCGTTCATCTTGAGAAGCGGACTGCGAACAACAGCTATCGTTTTATCGTAGACGTGTCTCAGGTAAGGAATCGAGAGCTTGCGGATGAGATTGAGAAGGATCTCTTCGCATTCATGGACTACCTTCTCGACGAGTACGACATCCCACGACGAATCAAAAGGAGCACAAAATGATCACTCTTATCAAGGTTGACGAGGGTCCCGTCGACATTCACGAGCTTCGTATGCAGTATCTTGCCAAGCTCAAGGAGACAGACGGGGTTATGCTTCCCACGTTCATCTACCGGAACAAGGACCTCTTCGTCACTGAGTTCAAGCCCACTTGCGATGACCAGTGGATCATGTACATGACGAACGCTGAGGGTCTCATCACCAAGATGCGGATCAAGAACGGCGACCTGATGAGCAATGGGTCAGTTCTGTTCCTTGCTGAGGAGAGGAAGACCTACTCGTACAAGGAGTACTTCGACTACTGGACTGCTCGCGAGGGTAGGCCTGCTCCGTTCTTCTACGAGTCCCGGCAGTACCACGTCAAGTCGTTCATGCGCGTACCTGGAATGCCAGAGCTCCTGATTACCGCCGAGCGAGAGAAGGACCACTGGTACACCTTCCGACTCTCGGATGGTCTGAAGTCCAAGTTTACTCGACACACCATTACCAACGAGAAGGGGCACCAATCGTATGACTGGGTTCTCAAGAATGCTCAGTGGGAACTTGACACGATCCGTTATTTCTGAGGAGGATATTGTGGAGCTGACTTCAGCTGGATATTACAAGATCCCGAGGTATATGGGTTGGGAGGAGTTCCTGGCCCATACTCGAGAGGTTCTTGACTGCGGGAACCACATGTATATTCAGTTCTCGATGAAGGAGGGGCCTGTTCTGGTGACAGATTTCCGTAAGGAGAATGGCCTAGATCTGGACAACGCATGGCTATTCACTGTCTCTGGGGTCGGGCATACTCATACTCTCATCGAAGACATCACCAACTTCAAGTTCATTCAGTTCCGGCCTAACACAGAATGGGTGGCAATTCACATGGGAAGCACTAAGCGACTCGGCGTCAACGACTTCAACAAGTTCCGTATCAGCGAGACGTTCCAGCATCTGCATCCGGTCATTTTCTTGCGCGCTGGATATTTCTGGCACGTGATGGGCATGGAGCCTACCGACATCGAGGTAGAGGGCGGGAAGGTGTGGTACCTTTACCTGAAGCGTCAGGACAGGGACTTCATGATCAGGGTTGATTTCACAAGCGATCAGAAGTTCATCTTCAATCCTCTGTCCGACTCCTGGTCTCTTGACAACCCGACCCAGGAGATCACCGACCTTGAGGGGATCAAGAAGGCGCTCAAGTCGGACGAGGTTTCCGAGGTGATCGTCTCCGGCGTCCCGATGCGTCTCATCCGGGTCCAGGAGATCGCGAAGGGTGTTCTCTTCTTCGTCTTCCTCGACACTAGCGAGAAGCGTCGGTACTATTACGCCCGTCACACGACGAAGCTCCGTATTGTCGAGAACGCGGAGAGCGGAAGGAAGGAATACCTCCTGGACCACATCAAGGCTATGCACATTGACTGAGCGCTGGCGAAGTTTACCCCACCCCTACTCAAGGTATGAGGCATCCGATCTCGGTCGGGTGCGGAATATCTCGAGTGGGCGAGTTCTTCGGATCCAGAAGTGCTCAGACGGGGCTCCCGGGTTCTCCCTGTACCGCGATGACTCAGGTAAGCAGACTATGGTTCGCTGTGGTATTGTTATCTGGCGTGCATTCCATGGAGAGCCCGGGGCACGGCGATATGTCATTCACTTGAATGGCGACATGGCCAACTGCAGTCTTGAGAACCTCAAGCTGGTGTCCTACTCCGAGTACCGGCAGGCCTGGTATGATGAGTACAATGCTCAGATGGATGCTCTATTCGAAGAGACCCAGTCTGAGCTCGATGACTATATCTTCGGCTCATGTACGGAGTCGGAGGCGGATAGAAAGGTTCGCTTTGGCTACTGAGCAGTGGGTAGTACTCGATCATCCTTTTGAGAAGTACGAGGTGTCTGATCTCGGGAGAGTTCGGAACAAACGGACTGGTCACATTTTAACCCCCACCCTCGACAAGCAGACCTGGTTCTACCGGATGTACCCCGTTGGCGGAAAGAAGCAGCTCAAGCGCTCTGCTGGTGTTCTTGTGTGGAATGCATTTGTTGGATGGATTCCGGATGGCTACTTTGTCCAGTACAAGGATGGAAACCGACGAAACTTCACTCCGGAGAACCTCTATCTCAAGTCTAACTCCGAGTTCCGAAAGGAGGAGTACGCTGAGGGTCGCCTTGGGTGGATGCTCGAGGAGTATGAGTCCGCATTCGACGAGTGGATCTTCGGATCATGTCTCGAAAGGAGAACACACTAACCATGACAGTTACGTATCGCCCTGAGCAGATTCAGGCGGTGCGTCAACTGCAGAACGGCAGCATCTTGGCGGGTGGCGTTGGTTCGGGGAAGACCCTGACCAGTCTGGCGTGGTACCTCACGTCGGTTTGTAACGCCGCCTCGTTCAAGAAAGGGGGGTCCTTGGCTAAGAAGAAGGTCAAGGGCTCCCCTACGCTGTATGTCATCACAACCGCTAAGAAGCGGGACTCCCTTGAGTGGGAGGAGGAAGCTGCGCGTCTCGGTCTGAGTACAGATCCTGCATGTAGTTTCACAGGTTCATCCATTGTGGTGGACTCGTGGAACAACATCGGGAAGTACTCGGATCGAGAACACGCGGTATTCTTTTTTGATGAGCAGCGTGCTTCCGGCAGTGGGCGCTGGGTCAAGGAGTTCTTGAAGATCACTCGTAAGAACACCTGGCTTCTGCTCTCGGCAACACCTGGAGATGTCTGGATGGACTACCTCCCGGTATTCATGGCTCATGGATTCTTCAGGACTCGTACGGAGTTCATGGAGGATCACGTCATATTTGACCGCTTCGCAAAATATCCCAAGGTCAAACGATACATAGGGGAGGCGAAGCTGCAGAGACTTCGTCGGAGTATCCTTGTGGAGATGCCGGTGGAGCGACACACTACTCGTGAGAGGGAGACTGTCTACTGCGATTACGACCGTGACTTGTATAAGTGGGTCGTGAAGAACAGGATGGATCCCTGGACAGATGAACCCCTTAGAGACGCAGGTGGGGTCTGCAGAATCTTGAGAAAGGTGGTCAGTGACAATGACTGGCGTTCAGAGCAAGCCAAGCGCATACTCTCAAGCAATGAGAGGGTTATCGTATTCTACAATTACAACTATGAACTCGATCGAATCCTTGCAGTTTCAGAGAGCCTTGGACTGCCTACGGCGCAATGGAATGGACATCGGCACGATGCTATACCAGCAGAATCTCGATGGGTCTATATCTGTCAGTACACCTCGGCAGCAGAGGGATGGAACTGTACTAGTACCGATACGGTTCTCTTCTGGTCCCTCAACTATTCCTGGAGAGTGACGGAGCAGTGTGAGGGTCGGATCGACCGACTGAACACGCCATATTCTCGATTGAAGTACTACTTTCTTGAGTCGGATTCGTCGATCGACAAGGCTGTTCGGCGGTCATTGAGCTCGAAGAAGGTGTTCAACGAGAGGGCATTCGTCGGTTAGAATACGTGTGACGGTGGGTCGGGAGAGTGGTCACTTTTTATTTGGTGGCCATTTTTCCGTCACACTGGCCATTTTTTCATGTTACAGAAGTGACAGATGATACTCATCACACGTATTGTGGACAAAAAAGTGGACACTTAGGTGTCACACGTATTGTGGACTTTTCCTTGGAATTGCAACGAAAGGTCACAAAGTGGCCATTTTTTGTAAAATATATATATTGATTGATTGATTGATTTTTTAATATATATATGAGTATAGGGTTTTTTGGGTATTTTTTGTCCACCCCTTCCTTGAGGCTGTTTGATGATGTTTGACGATGTTTATCGATCGAATTTTCACATTAGTCACATCTGTAACAAAACCCCATCCAATCTAAGGATACCCCCTCTACAATACGTGTGACACCCCTTGTCGCAATCTACGCATATAATGATAAGAAGGATAGAAACAAGCCTATCCCTTCTTATAGGCTTACCCAGAGGAGCACACTATGCGTGAGTCACAATTCCAAGCACAGCTCATCAAGAAGCTGAACAAGATGCTTCCGGGGATCATCATTCTGAAAAATGATCCCAACTACATTCAAGGTATACCCGATCTGATTCTTCTCTACAAGAATCGTTGGGCAGCCCTTGAGGTGAAGCGAGGCGCCATTGCCTCAGTCCGTCCGAATCAAGCACACTATGTTCGGACCATGCATGCTATGTCGTATGCCGCATTCATCTACCCTGAGAACGAGAGCGAGATCCTCAGTGAAGTTCAACAATCACTCACAGCTTAATGGAGCCCACGCATTCCTTTCTGCCAGTAAGTATCACTGGCTCAACTACTCTCCAGACAAACTGATCGAGACCTTCCGAACCGCCCAGGCTGCCGCAAAGGGAACCCGTCTTCATGAGCTCGCCGCTGAGCACATTCGGTTGAAGATGCGCATGCCTCGAAACAAGGTGACATTCAACAACTATGTTAACGATGCTATTGGGTTTCGGATGGAGCCGGAGCAAGTCCTGTTTTACTCGGTCAACTGCTTTGGCACTGCTGACGCTATCTCCTTTGACAAGGGCCTGCTTCGCATCCACGATCTGAAGACTGGCGTTCACCCCGCCAAGATTGATCAGCTCATGATCTACGCGGCACTCTTCTGCCTCGAGTATGATGAGCGTCCTGGGGCTATCAACTATGAGCTCCGTATCTACCAGAATGACGATATTCAGGTAGCAAACCCGGAGGGCGACGACATCGCCCCTATCATGGACACCATCATCCAATTCGACAAGCTTATTGAGAAGATCAAGGAAGAGGAGGCCTAATGGATCTCGCTCACTATGGTGTTAAGCGTAAGTCTGGACGTTACCCCTGGGGTTCCGGAAAGGACCCGCATCAGCACTCGGGCGACCTCCTCTCCACCATCAAGGATCTGAAGGCGAAGGGTCTCTCCGAGACTGAGATCGCCAAGGGCCTTGGAATGACTACCACCCAGCTTCGAGCCCAGAAGTCCATTGCCAAGAACGAGAAGCGTAAGGCTGACGTTGCAATGGTGGCCCGGCTCAAGGAAAAGGGTATGTCCAACACGGCCATTGGTCGTCGAATGGGCATCAACGAGTCCTCCGTTCGAGCGCTTTTAGACCCCACCCTCAAAGAAAGGGCGGGGAGTACTGAAGCGCTGGCTAAGGAGCTCAAGAAGCAGGTCGGTAAGGACGGTCTACTTGACGTCGGACTCGGCGTTGAGGTCAACATGGGCGTTACGAGCACCAAGATGAAGACCGCCACCGCCATGCTCGAGGCCGAGGGCTATCACGTCCACAAGGTGAAGGTCCAGCAGCAGACGACTGGTAAGTTCACCGAAATGAAGGTCCTGGTGCCTCCGGGCATGGACTACAAGACGGTTCTGGCCAAGCGGGGCGAAATTAAGGCCCCCGGGGTCAATATTGAGGACCGGGGTCATACGGTATACGGTATCGAGAAGCCCACTGCAGTTTCTAGCAAGCGACTTAAGGTTCGCTATGGAAACGAGGGTGGTACCGATATGGACGGTGTCATTGAGGTTAGACGTGGAGTCAAAGACCTCTCCCTCGGTTCTTCCAACTATGCCCAGGTTCGAATCAGTGTTGACGGTACGCACTATCTCAAGGGTATGGCGATGTACTCGGATGACATCCCCAAGGGATATGATCTCCGGTTCAACACGAACAAGAACCCGACCGGAAACAAACTGGATGCCCTTAAGAAGCAGACAGGTGACCCGGCGAACCCATTCGGTTCAGTAATCCGCAAGCAGCTTCACTACACCGACTCGAATGGTCGGAAGAAGCTCTCTGCGATGAACATCGTTAATGACGAAGGTACTTGGGGTGATTGGTCTAAGACCTTGAGCTCACAGTTCCTTTCGAAGCAGCCCGTCTCTCTTGCTAAGCAGCAGCTTCAGAAGGTACGAGACAAGCGCCGGGCAGAGTTCGAAGAGATTATGGCTCTTACGAACCCCTCGGTCAAGAAGAAGCTGCTTCAGTCGTTTGCCGACTCTGTTGACTCCGATGCCGTCGATCTTAAGGCGGCAGCTCTACCTCGGCAGGCCAGTCAGGTAATCCTTCCAGTCCCCAAGATGAAGACCACAGAGGTTTACGCCCCCAACTTCAAACATGGGGAGAAAGTTGTTCTTGTTCGTCACCCTCACGGTGGACGATTCGAGATTCCTGAGCTGACAGTCAACAACAAAAACCCCCATGCCAGAAAAGCAATAGGGACCAAGGTTAAGGATGCAATCGGAATCCACCCTAAGGTGGCGGAGCGTCTGTCTGGTGCAGACTTCGACGGAGACTCTGTTCTATGTATTCCAAACAATAGCGGAAAGGTGAAGACCTCTCCTGCTCTGAAGGGCCTGAAGGATTTCGATCCCAAGGTTATGTATCCTGCCTACCCCGGAATGACGCCCATGACTTCTAAGCAGAAGCAGATGAAGATGGGTGAGGTCTCAAACCTGATCACTGATATGACTATCGGTGGTGCAAACCAGGCTGAGATTGCCCGGGCCGTTAGGCACTCCATGGTTGTGATTGACGCTGAGAAGCACAAGCTCAACTACAAGCAGTCCGAGATTGACAACGGTATTGCCGCCCTCAAGAAGAAATACCAGGGTAAGGCAAATGCCGGGGCTTCCACTCTCATCAGCCGTGCCTCATCTGAGAAACGGGTTCCTGAAAGAAAAGCCCGGTCCGCTTCAAAGGGTGGGCCCATTGACAAGAAGACTGGACGCAAGGTCTATGAAGAGACTGGGGCTACTTATGTGGACAAGCATGGTAAGACTGTGCTTCGTACTGAGAAGTCCACTAAGTTGGCCGAGACCCATGATGCATACTCCCTTGTTTCAAAGAATGGGAGTGCTATTGAAACGGTCTATGCCAATCACTCTAACGAACTGAAGGCTATGGCTAACGAAGCCCGTAAGGCTACGCTTGCTATCCCCTCTGTTCGAAAGAACCCCCAGGCCGCAAAGACCTATGCCCCTGAAGTTAAATCCCTCAAGGCCAAAGTAAACGAGGCCCTCCGGAATAAACCCAGGGAAAGACAGGCTCAGGTCCTAGCTGACGCAGTCATTAGGGCTAAGAAGCAAGCTGATCCAACTCTTGCCAATGATAAAGAGCGTCTCCAGAAAGCCCGGCGCCAGGCTTTAGCCGAGGCCCGTCAAAGAACGGGGGCTGGTAAGAAGCCTTTCGCTATCACTCCTCGAGAGTGGCAGGCTATCCAGGAAGGTGCTGTCTCACAGGCTGCTCTCAACAAGGTTCTTGAACTTGCTGATGAATCAGTAGTAAGGGAACTGGCTACACCTAGGTCGCAGCCTAAGGTATCGTCTAGCATGGTGTCCAGAGCCAAGGCTATGAGTAGTAGAGGTAAGACTGCTGCTGAGATTGCTGAAGCTTTGGGAATCTCTACAACATCTGTTCACCGTGCTCTAGAGGAGGGCTGACCACACCATGGTACACACCCTCTCACAGGGCCTCTCTAAGGAGGTCTACTATGGCTAGGATGCTGTCTACTACTGACAATCCTTACGATCCAAGAACTTCATGGGACGAATGGTTTGCTTTTGACACTGCCCATGGCTACGGTACCTGTGGCCTCCTGGCCAGGCTGTGCACATCAAGCGATTCGTTAAGTGAAGAACTTGAAATCGAAGAAATTGAAAATGCAATTGATCGAATTCTCAATCTTGATGGAACAAATTTCTATCAAACTTTTGAGATCGATGATTGAAAAATAAAAATTTCTTCGTCGACCCGGGGGAGGGGGGTCTCGCATTTAGGCCCCCCACCCTCATCGCCGCCCCCTCCATATTTTCCCCGGAGGGATATTTGGAAAGCCAATTGGGGACTAGGTTCTAGGGCTCACAGGAAGTTTTTGTGTGCTCCTTTCTTCCTGCTGGTCTCGCTCACAACGGGCCCTAGAATCTAGCCCTCAATTGGCCCCAAACGCCCTCTATCTAAGGAGCAACTATGGGTAAAAGGGCCGCAACACCCTCTAAACCAGCTCGAACTGTAGAGCAACGCGAAGCGCAAATGATCAATCTGGCGCTTGAGCTTGCTGAGAAGCAGCTTCGGGAGGGTACAGCACCGGCAACCACGGTGAACCACTACCTCAAGCTCGCCTCCACAAGAGAACAGCTGGAGGTAGAGAAGCTGAGGAACGAAACAGCACTCCTCGAGGCGAAGAAGACGGCGCTTGTCAGTGCCGAGCAAGCCGAGAAGATTGCCAAAGAAGCCATCGAAGCCTTCCGTACATACTCTGGAGCGGGAGATGTTACGAACGTATACTGAACTGGCGCGCCTCGAGACCTTTGAGGAGCGGTTTGACTACCTGGCTCTCACAGGGCAAGTCGGTACGGCCACGTTTGGCTTCGATCGTTACCTGAACCAACGATTCTACACCTCAACGGAGTGGAAGAAGGTCAGGAACTTTGTTCTGGCTCGAGATGAAGCCTGTGACCTCGGGATCGAGGGACTTGACATCAGATACATGCCGCTAATCCACCACATGAATCCGATCCAGCCCAGAGATCTTGAGGAATTCAATCCAGACATCCTCGAGCCAGAGTTTCTCATTACCACAACCAAGAATACCCACAACGCGATACACTTCGGAGACCGATCGAGGTTGACACCACGAGTTGTTGAGCGTCGACCGAATGATCAAGCTCCCTGGAGGATCTAATGGGAACCATTCTTGAAGATACTAAGAAGGCAATCGGCATCATGCCGGGATATGATGCCTTCGACGACCAGATCCTCATGCACATCAACACTGCACGGATGGATCTCGCACAATTGGGGCCAAAATGCGATACCCCGATTGAGAAGGATACTGCTTGGACCGTCTTTGATTCAATCGACGATGAAGCAGCAATCAAGTCTTACATCGCCATGAAGGTTAAGCTGTTCTTCGACCCACCGGGGAACTCCTTCTTGGTTCAGGCTTACCAGAAGCTGATCGAGGAGGCAGCATGGCGACTGATCTATCAGACCGAGGGGAAGCAGAGGTAGAAGACCTCGTTCACCATGGTGTAAAAGGCCAGAAATGGGGCGTCATCCGCAAGAAGGCTAGCGCTGGTCGGAAGGCCACCATCAAGGCCATCCAGAAGAGTGGGCGATTCACCGCCAACGCCACCAAGACGACTATCAAGACTGCTCGAACTGGGGCAGCTAAGGTACAGAAGGCTAAGCAGGCCCATGACCAGCGAGTCGCCGGAAAGAAACAGGCTAAGGCAGACGCCAAGGCCCGAAAGAAGTTCGCAAACCGCGGATATAAGAAGATCAGCGACACCGAACTCCAGTCTCGAATTAAGCGGCTGGAGCAAGAGAAACGCTATCGGGAGCTCAAGGCCGATCGCCACCTGGTTCGAGGTCGTGAAGTCACTCGATCGATCCTCGAGAACTCTCTGACGAAGGCTGGGACCTATGCTGGGACCAAGCTGATGAAGTCTGCATTCGATAATGCCTTCGACGCTGGGAAGGGCGGTAAATCCACGGCCGAGACCCTTAAGAAGGCGGCTGAGAAGGCCAAGGAAGCCGCTGAGGCTGCCTCCGTTGTCGCGGAAGAGGCTAAGGCTGAGTATCGGTCGACTGGTGGACCTACTAAGGTAAAGGGTCCGGCTCTTCCAAAGAGTAAGACTCCGAAGCAGATCGAGAAGCCGAAGTCGTACAAGCAGACTAAGCCCTCCCCCAAGAAGAAGCGCTACCCGCGCAACCCTGGGAGCACAGCTAAGTAATGCTCTCGAACACCGCAGTACCAAAATACTACGGGCAGTTTCGAGATGCAGTCGTCCGAGGAGAGATTCCGGTATGCGAAGAAATCTCATGTGAGATGAATCGCATCGATGCTCTCATCGCAAACCCGGAATACTACTATGACGACAAGGCTGTAGAGGGCTTTATCGCTTACTGCGAGAATGAGCTCACGCTGTCCGACGGAGCCGACCTCCACTTGCTCGACAGCTTCAAGCTCTGGGCCGAACAGCTCCTTGGCTGGTACTACTTCGAGGATCGCCAGGTCTTCGTCCCATATGAGGACGGAGTCGGCGGTCGATACGAGACCAAAACAGTAAAGAAGCGCCTAACGATTAAGCAGTATCTGATCGTTGCTCGTGGAGCAGCGAAGTCGATGTACATGTCACTCATCCAGAACTACTTCATGGTGATTGACACTACGACGACACATCAGATTGCTACGGCTCCGACCATGAAGCAGGCTGAAGAGGTGATGGGTCCATTCCGGACCGCAATCACCCGTGCCCGAGGTCCGCTGTATAAGTTCCTGACTGAGGGATCCATTCAAAATACAACTGGTGCGAGGGCTAACCGCCAGAAGCTGGTTGCTACGAAGAAGGGTGTGGAGAACTTCCTCACCGGATCCCTTCTCGAGGTTCGACCTATGTCTATCGACAAGCTGCAGGGTCTTCGACCCAAGGTTTGTACAGTAGATGAGTGGCTTTCCGGCGACATCCGAGAGGACGTGGTCGGTGCACTTGAACAGGGTGCCTCGAAGATCGATGACCCGGTCATTCTGGCCGTATCATCCGAGGGAACCATCCGCAATGCGGTGGGTGACACCATGAAGATGGAGTTGCTCAAAATCCTGAAGGGCGAATACATCGCCCCTCACATCTCAATCTTCTACTACCGCCTTGACGACATCAAGGAAGTAGCAGATCCTGCTATGTGGGTGAAAGCCCAGCCGAACATTGGCATCACTGTCTCTTATGATCGGTATCAGCAGGACGTCGAGCGAATGGAACAAGCCCCTGCTGCTCGAAACGACATCCTCGCCAAGAGGTTCGGGATCCCCATGGAGGGATACACGTACTTCTTCACATATGAGGAGACGATCCCGCACAGGAAGAACACCTTCTGGAACATGCAGTGTGCCATGGGCGCCGACCTGTCCCAGGGTGATGACTTCTGTGCCTTCACCTTCCTATTCCCGCTTAGGAATCAGGCTTTCGGCGTAAAGACGTTGGCATATATCTCTGAGCTGACGCTCATGAAGTTGCCGGGCGCCCTACGCCAGAAGTATGATGAGTTCATCCAAGAGGGAAGCCTCCGAGTTATGGAGGGCACCGTCCTGGACATGATGGAGGTCTATGAAGATCTGGACCTCTACATCGACGAACAGAAGTACGACGTCTCGGCGTTTGGGTTCGACCCGTACAATGCCAAGGAGTTCGTAACTCGATGGGAACAGGAGAACGGACCGTACGGTATTGAGAAGGTCATTCAGGGAGCCCGGACAGAATCAGTACCCCTCGGGGAGCTGAAGAAGCTGGCCTCGGAGCGCCTTCTCATCTTCGACCAGGAACTCATGTCCTTCACCATGGGGAACTGCGTGACTCTCGAGGATACCAACGGAAACCGGAAGCTACTGAAGAAGCGCTCGGAAGAGAAGATCGACTCAGTAGCTGCTCTGATGGATGCCTTCGTGGCATACAAGATCAACAAGGAGGCATTCGAATGAGCGAGGAGGTGAAATGGGTCTTAGTGATCGACTAGCTCACGCATGGAATGCGTTTTCAAAATCCCCGGACAAGAAGAACTTCACACCGGAGTATGGTTCATGGACATTCGGTAATCCAAACCTGAATTACCGACCTGTCGTCGGCGACCAGACAATCGTCACGAGCATCTATAACCAGATTGCTATTGACGTATCGAATGTTCCAATTCGACATGTCAAGACTGACGATAACGGCAACCTCAAGAGCTACTACCGTAGCTACCTTGATGACTGCCTGTCTCTGAGCGCCAACATTGACCAGACCGGTCAGGGATTCTTCCAGGATTTGGTACTCACGCTCTTCGAGGAAGGCGCTGTAGCGATCGTTCCAGTAGACACAGATGTCAGCCCAGACTTGACTCAGGGCTACGACATCAAGTCTATGCGAGTCGGCACAATCCTGAACTGGTATCCTCGCCACGTTCGAGTCGAGGTCTACAACGACCAGACTGGACAGCGAGAACAGCTGACTCTTGAGAAGGAGTTTGTTGCGGTCGTACAGAATCCTCTGTACAGTGTGATGAATGCTCCGAACTCTACGCTGCAGCGACTGACTCAGAAGCTCCACCTGTTGGATGCCATCGATAAGCAGTCCGGATCTGGTAAGCTGGACATCATCATTCAGCTTCCGTACGTCGTCAAGACAGAGCTGAAGAAGCAGCAGGCCGAGGCACGGCGAAAGGCAATTGAGGAACAGCTCGCAGGGTCTCAGTATGGTATCGCCTACACCGACGGTGCCGAGCGAATCACTCAGCTGAACCGACCTTCCGAGAACAACCTCATGAGTCAGATTCAGTGGCTCACCACCCAGCTGTACAACCAGCTCGGAATGACTGAGGATGTCTTCACCGGCAAGGCTGATGCTCGACAGATGCTGAACTACCAGAACCGAACGGTTCGTCCAGTTCTGAAGGCGATCACGGATGCCATCACCAGGACTTTCCTCACCAAGACTGCCCGAACGCAGCGTCAGCGGATCATGGCGATCGAGGATCCATTCCTCAACGTCCCGCTGGAGGAGATGTCCAAGCTGGTCGACTCCGTCAAGCGAAACGAGATTGGTACCGCCAATGAGCTTCGCCCGAAGTTCGGCTGGGCCCAGTCCGAAGACGAGACGGCAAACCAGTTGGTGAACTCCAACATCAATCCGATGGGCGAGGAACAGCCGCCTGGCGAAGAGCCGGTCGACGAAGTCCCTGCATCGGAGGTACCAATTTCCGAACTGATGGAGAGTAGTCAAAATGGCAGTTAAGTGCGATTTCTCTGGCTACGCCACGAAGAACGATGTTCGGTGCTCGGATAACAAGGTCATCCGACACGGGGCATTCGCGGCGTACGATGGGAAGACTGTACCTCTGGTCTGGCAGCACAAGCACGGAGACGTCGAGAACGTCCTCGGGCATGCCGACCTTGAGGTTCGTGAGGATGGCGTCTACGCCTACGCCCACCTCAACAACACCGATCGTGGCCGGACCGCTCGAGAGATGGTCAAGAACGGCGACATCAAGGCGATGAGCATCTACGCCACTCACGTTCGGGCTCGGGGCAATGATGTTGTCCACGGCGAGCTCGTTGAGGTGAGCCTGGTGCTCCGCGGCGCTAACCCTGGTGCCCTCATTGACCAGGTCTCCATCGAGCATGGTGACAATGGCGATGAGATTGAGGCTGTCATCTACACGGATGAGCAGCTGGACTTCGTCTCTCACGGTGATGAGGACGAGGATGAGGACTTCGAGGTGGAGGAGACGGACGACGTCGAGCACGCCGAGGAGGAGTCTGAGGCCGATGAGGCTGAGGGCGACGAGGACGACCCCACGCTCGGGGAGATCTTCGAAGGGATGACAGAGGAGCAGAAGACGGCGGTTTATGCCATCGTCGGACAGCTCGTCGATTCCGTAGATGAAGAGGCGGAGGAGTCTGAGACCGAAGAGGTTGAGGATACCGCCCATTCCGACACAACTGAGGATACTATGGCTCACAAGAACGTGTTTGAGGGCTCCGCTACCACCGAGGAGCTCCCCGTCCTGACTCACGCCCAGGTCGAGACCATCTTCGAGGACGCTCGCTCTAGCGGCTCCCTGAAGGAGGCCATCCTGGCCCACGCCGATGCCTACGGCATCAAGCAGATCGAGACCCTGTTCCCGGATGCAAAGGATCTGTGGACTACTCCGGAGTTCATCAAGCGCAAGACCGATTGGGTCGACTCCGTTGTTGGCGCTGCCAAGCACTCACCCTTCTCCCGAATTCGCACCCGCTTCGCCGACATTACTGCTGATGAGGCCCGTGCCCGGGGTTACATCAAGGGTAATAAGAAGGAAGACGAGGTCTTCACGCTTCTGCAGCGTACCACCTCGCCGACCACCATCTATAAGAAGCAGAGGTTGGATAGGGACGACATCCTGGACATCACTGACTTTGATGTCGTCTCCTGGATCCGCGGTGAGATGAAGATCATGCTTGAGGAGGAGCTCGGTCGGGCCGTTCTCATTGGTGATGGTCGACCTGTCTCCTCCAAGGACAAGATCAAGGAGGACTGCATCCGCCCGATCTACAAGGAGGACAGCCTCTACGCTCCTCGCGTCATCCTGGCGAAGGAGACGTCGGTCGATGACATCCTGGACTCTATGGTCCGTGCTCTGGATGACTACGACGGCGCTGGCAACCCGACTTGGTTCGCTGACCCTCGACTCGTCACCGAGATGCTCCTGCTGAAGGATAAGATGGGTCACCGTCAGTTCCGCACCATTGCTGAGCTGGCCGACTACATCGGCGTCTCCAAGATCGTCAAGGTTCCGCTGATGAAGGGTCTCAAGCGCACTTCCGCCAAGAACGGCGAGCTCGAGGCGCTGGGCATCATTGTCAACATGTCCGATTACACCATTGGTGCGGACAAGGGTGGCCAGCTCTTCGCTGCTGAGGACTTCGACATCAGCTTCAACCAGTACCACTACCTGCTGGAGACTCGTCTCTCCGGGGCGCTGACGAAGCCCAAGTCGGCTGTTGTCGTCGAGCGCAAGGTTGAGTCTGGTAACGTCGTCGCGGAGCCGTGATAGATGGCCAAATTCTTCGGTGAGATAGGATTTGTAACTCAGGTCCAGACCGAGCCGGGAATTTGGGAAGACAAACCAATCGAGAAGCAGTACTATGGTGATGTGTTTCGTGAAGCACGACGTTATGGTAGCAGCGACGAGATTCTGGGGAGTATCAACCTCAGCAACCAGATCAGCATTATCGCTGATGGGTTCTTAACAGATAATATCCAGAACCTCAAGTACGTACGCTGGATGGGGGGACTTTGGAAGATCTCCTATGTGGAGCTGAAGTTCCCCCGTCTGGTTCTCGAGTTGACGGGGGTGTATAATGGACCGACGGCTAGCTCTCCATGAGAAGCTGGTCGAGATCCTCGGGTCGGACAAGGTCTATTACCAGCCACTCCCGTCGCTTAAGCTCTCGTATCCGTGCATCGTATACGAGCGGCATCCGGGTGATCCGATGTACGCGGACAACATCAAGTATATCAAAGCGAACCGGTTCCAGGTTACTCTGATCGCCCGGCATCCCGAGGACCCGACACGAACGAAGATCGAGGACCTTTTGTTCAGCCGCCATGAGTCTCGGCTCGTAGCGGACAACCTCTATCACGACATCTTCGACGTCTACTATTAGGAGTTAACATGGCTGCACTTGTCTGGGACAAGACTGGTGAGCGCCGTATTGAGACTGGTGTCGACCACTGTGCACTCTATGTGTACGACCCGACCCAGAAGATGTACGGCAAGGGCGTTGCTTGGAATGGTATCACCGCCATCTCCGAGAAGCCCGAGGGCGCCGAGGCGACTGACCTCTACGCCGACAACATTCTGTACCTCTCAATGCTCTCGGCTGAGAAGCTGAAGGCCACAATCGAGGCCTACACCTACCCCGATGAGTTTGAGAAGTGCGACGGCTCTGCTGAGCTCACCAAGGGTGTCAAGATCGGTCAGCAGGATCGACTCGCCTTTGGTCTCGTCTACCGCACGAAGATCGGTGATGACGTGGCGGGTCAGGACAAGGGTTACAAGCTCCACGTCCTGTACGGCTGCAAGGCCTCCCCTTCCGAGAAGGGCTACAAGACCGTTAACGACTCCCCCGAGGCGATCTCGTTCTCGTGGGAGCTCTCTACGACTCCTGTCACGGTGAGCGGTGCTAAGCCGACCTCCCTGCTGACCATCTCGTCTCTCGACGTCGATCCCGGAAAGCTGAAGACCCTCGAGGCTAAGCTGTTCGGTTCCGACGCCGGTCAGGGCGGAGCTTCGGCCACCGAGCCCAAGCTCCTCCTGCCTGACGAGATCAAGGCGCACTTCGCAGGCTGATATACCACACCGGGGGCTCAGAGACCTAGACTCCTGGGCCCTCGGTGCCTGCAATGCTTATAGTTTCTATTCCGGATCTCGACGGGTTCGACGAGGAGACAGGTACCTTTGTCTCCATGCCTGGCGGAGTCCTGCACCTGGAGCACAACCTGGTCGCGCTGTCAAAATGGGAGTCAATCACCCATAAACACCTCATCGGGAACGACAAGATCGAACCTGATGAGATGGCGCTCTACATCAAGTGTATGATCACTGATGAAGAATACGACCCGTCGCTCCCGGATAGGATTCCCCCATCTGAGGTTGAGCGTATCAGCGCCTATATGGCCGATACAATGACAGCCACAACGGTCCGTGATACCGGAGATGGGTCCGGATCTGGCGAGTATACGTCATCCGAGCTAATCTACTACTGGATGATTGCTTGTCAGATCCCATTCGAGTGTGAGACATGGCACATCAACAGACTACTCACACTCATTCGGGTATGCAACCAAAAGAACCAGCCCGATAAGAAGATGTCCCAGTCCGAGATTATGGAACGGAACCGGGAACTCAACAGAGCCAGGCGAGCTAAGCTTGGCTCGAAGGGATAACAATGATCAGTCACGAGGACATTCCCGAGGAGGCGCTTGCTCCGCAGGCCCACATCGGAACTGATCCCATGGAAGACAAGGACATTCACGTGTCTCAGACTACTGAGGTGATGAAGTGAGCGTCGCAGATAACGTACTTGCTCGCGCCGCAGCGAGGATTGGTTACTATGCACCAGACGACCCTCAGCCCGGATCCGAAGCTGGCCGATACTGGGCAGCTCGAACTGGTCAGCAGTGGCTTGCTGGACCGTCCGACTCTGTTTGGTGGTGCATGCTCTTCGTCAGCATGTGTCTGGACGAGTGCGGGCAGATTGACGCTATTGGAGGATTCTCCTTTAACACTGACTACACCGTCAACAAGGTCCGCCAGCACCCTGACGCTTACTTCGTATCGGTTTATGACGCCCAGCCGGGCGATGTCGTCATCTACGACTGGGACGGCGGCGGCACGGACCACGTGGGCTTCGTCGAGAAGAACCTTGGCGGCGGCACGCTCCAGACGATTGAGGGGAACACCTCGTCTGGCAGCTATGGCTCTCAGTCTGCTGGGAACGGTGTTTGGCGGCGTGTCCGCAATCAGTCGATCGCTTATGTGATTCGACCTGCGTACACCGACTCTCCCAGTAACACTGCTCCCGCTGGCCCCGCCGACATCCGCGCTCTGCAGCGTGCAGTCCGGGCTACCCCCGACAATGTCGCCGGGCCGAACACTCGGTCTCGCTGCTACGCTCTTGCCGCGGCTTCCGAGTGGGGCGGGAAGACCTTCCCCTTCGGCGTTGCCTTCACGCAGTCCGTGGTCGGCGCTGAGCAGGACGGAGTCTGGGGTGACGCCTCTGAGGAGGCTCACGACGCGACCGTCGAGGCCGTTCAGGCTGCAGTCGGGGCTGAGGTCGATGGCGTCTACGGCGCTGAGACAAACACCAAGGTGAATGCCCTGCTCGACAGGGCCGAACAGCCGTAGGAGGCTCAAAATGGCAGCGCCATACTGTACTTTAACGGGAACTATTCCCGGAGGAGAGAATGGTCGGGCTCTTGTCCGAATCGTTCCTGACGTGAAGGGCGCTACGGCTACCGTTGAAGGTGCCGCAGTCTCGATGCGCGAGCACATGGTTCGGACAGACCAGGCTGGCGCTGTCAACATCGAGGTGCTGGCTCCGGGCGCTGGAGTAACCCCCTCTGGCGCCTGGACCCACACCATCTACATCGATTCCCCAAAGTTCGACATCGTCAAGCACGTTGCTCTGACTCAGGGTGGAACTATTGACATCATGTCCGCTGACCCCACATCCGAGATCTCCCCGCTTCCGTTCGGCGGTGGAGGTGGTGGCGGTGGAGCTGGCGTACCTGGTCCTCGTGGTCCACAGGGACCAACCGGGCCCAAGGGTGACCCAGGTCCTCCCGGACCTAAGGGCGACGCTGGCGAACGTGGACCTGCCGGTCCAGAAGGACCACGTGGCCTTCAGGGTCCACCTGGACCTGCTGGCGGTGGAGCTGGAGGAACCCCGGTCCCTGGTCCTGAAGGACCGAGAGGCCCTGCTGGCCCTCCTGGACCAAAGGGGGATAACGGTCTTCCAGGCCCTACTGGTCCCGCCGGAGCAAATGGTCAACCAGGACCCAAGGGTGAGAACGGTGCGGTCGGTCCTGCTGGCCCTCCTGGACCGCAGGGTCCTCCCGGACCTGCAGGAGAGCGTGGCCCCGCCGGTCAGGATGCAGTCACCCCTCAGCTCGACAAGTATCTCACCAAGGATGAGGCGGCCAAGACCTATGGCGAGAAGGCTGATGTCGAAGACGCACTCCGACAGACCAATCCGTTCAAGAATGGTGCTCGGTATTACTCTCCGGTAACATACTACTGGCCTGACTACTACCAGGACGGAAAGCCTGGGCAGTTCTCAAAGTGGGCACAGACTCTGAAGTTCCGGGATAACCTCGGGTACGTCATCCTTAACCGCAACAGCGGTGACTGGGAGGCGCAGGAGGTAGACTTCCAGAAGCAGGGAGAGCTTGCTCTCGGCGCTGGCGCTAAGAAGGTACTGTTCTACATCAAGACTCAGTACGGCGCGGCAATCCATCCTGATGCCGAGGAGAACCGAGGTATTCCTAATGCTGCAAAGTTCACTAAGGAGTACATCCTTGAACAGCTGAAGCGGGCTAAGCAGTGGTACGGTGACTTGGTTCAGGGCGTCTTCCTCGATGAGGTCATCAACGGATGGGATGCCCGGAAGGACCGCCTTCCGTGGTACAAGGATCTGATCGACACGATTCGCCGAGAGAACGGCCTGGACTTCGTGATTGCGATCAACACCGGATCCAACATCTCCCAGGAGGTGTGTAACCTCGACTTCGACGTCTGTATGATGTTCGAGGGAACGGCCACCAAGTTCCTGCAGGAGGATCCGACCTCGCCTATCCTTCCTGACCACATGAAGGCTTATCCGTCCACTAGATGGTGGGCGGTGGTGCACTCCGTCACCTCTGAGAACTACCAGAAGGTATTTGACAAGGCGGACAACCTCGCAATTAGTCACCTCTACGTCACTGACGGCTTCCTTGTTGAGGATCCTCAAAATGGTGGTCAGTGGCACCCAGTTGGCAACCCTTACGAGAACCCTCCGGGCGCCGAGATCCGAGAGCTGATCATTCCGTGGCTCAAGGGATACCTGAAGCTCAAGCTGAAGGTCGATAATCTCAAGATTCCGGAGGTTCCGAAGATGATCGTCATCGGACCAGATGATCCGGTTCCAGTTGGGACTCCGTCTGGGACGGTGATTGTTAGGCGGGCCAAGTAATGGCTAGCGTATTTCCTGTCATTGGTTCTTGGTGGGGAGGCAATGGCGCTCGAATCGGTGATGGGCGTCTGATCCGAAAGGGCTCCAGTTCCACACCATTCGAGAGCGCGGCCTATACTGTCGGCGATCGTAAGTGGACGGTTGAGATAACCTATACCTCAGCTATGTCTGACACACAGCTCGCAATGCGGGCGAACTGGTTCCTGGCGAACAAGCAGAAGACCGATAAACAGGACTTCATTACCACCTGGAACATCCGCGCAGGATCTAATGCTGCCGTCAAGTTCGAGTTCGAGCTTCCGGCAAACGCCTACCCAATGTGGACCCCGTCTATCGCGGTCCCGGGTACAGCACAAGACATCACGATCCACAACTTCAATGTCTATGAGACCCCTAAGCCTGGGATCGAAGTTGTAGCTACACAGGCGCTGCTTGGTGTTGGTGGGTCTATGGGTCTAATGTCATTCCCGCAGGCTCGAGTAGACGATGTTGTGGTGGTGTTTTATGCGTCGCAGTTCGGCAACACCGCAGCAAGGCCCCCGATAGGCTGGGGATCCTCTTACGAGAAGAACATCAGCGGTCGATCCGGGTATGTTGCTATTAAGCGAATCTCGAACTCCACTGAGGCTAACAACGTAAAGCTTCATGGAGATACGGCCTCCACCGCCCGAGAGCGAGCCCTTTGCTTCCTACTTCGAGGCGTCAAGGATTTCCACCTGAATCCATGGACTGCTGGTTCACCAGTATTCAAGGATCAGACTCAAATCCACCTTGTGGCTGCCCAGTATCACGGGAACAACAAGACCCCGATAGTACCTTGGCAGGATCCCTCTGAAGAGCGGCATTACTCGACCGGCGGAGCATCCACCACCGAGTCCTGGTCCTCTATTGAGGCCGGAATCACCAAGTCAGTTAATGCCGGAACCAATGCGCATGGTTTCGCCTGGGTCGATCTCCTCCCCGAGGTTCCCGAGGAAGAGCAGAAGGTTGTTCCTGGTGTCGCCATCACCGAGGGTAAACTCGACAACCCCGTATTCATCTATGAGAATGGGGAAGAGCGACCTGCTACTATGAAGGCCGTTCCTCGGGGATACAAAGACATCGGCACGATGATGATCACTCGGGGGTTCCTGATCGCTCACCGAGGCGGGTCTGTCAGCTGGCCCGAGGCCTCTATTCGAGCATACACTAATGCAGTTATGTTCGGAGCAGGGGCTCTGGAGGTCTCATGCCAGAAGACAAAGGACGGAGTGTGGTTCCTTAACCACGACCGAACCCTTCAGCGAGTTGACAAGACAGCACCAAATACCCCCGTCACAGAAATGACATGGGCGGAGATCCAGAAGTACACCACCATCGGCGAGCCATTCGTGACCGTCGAGGAGTACTTCGCCGCCTATGGGTCAAGCCACATCACAATACTCGATCCCAAGTATTCTGCCGCTGAGTGGCAGGAACTGAAGAAGTTCTTCCCGACCGATGCCCAAGGGCGAATCATCTGGAAGTTCTCGATCGATGCCGGATGGCTGGCCAATCAGTGGAAGTCCGATGGTTGGAAGTGCTGGGGGTACTCCTACCCGGATCAGGTTACTGACGGTCGGATCAATGAGTGGCACAAACCCTGGGACTATATAGGTATGTCCTGGGAAGCCAGTGACGAGGTCTGGAGACGGACCACCGCCCTTGGTAAACCGGTATGGGGTCACATCTGCCCGACAAGGCAGGCGTACGACGATGCCCTAGCTAAGGGTGCGGTCGGATGCATGGTCTCCGGAGTGGCCAATATTTACTCCGAATCTCTAGTCTAGGAGAATCATGATTACGATCGAGAGCCAGGGAGACTGGAAACTCACCAGGAATTGGTTTGACAGAATGACGAAGTTAGACCTGGCTCTGATCATGAATCAGTTCGGCAAGGAGGGGGTTTCTGCTCTAAAGGCGGCGACCCCCTCCAGGTCGGGCGAGACGGCAGCTAGTTGGAACTACGAAGTCACGAGAACCGGTAACAACTGGCAGATCACCTGGACCAACTCACACGTAAACAACGGCGTAAACATCGCCGTCATCTTGCAATATGGTCACGGTACTCGTAATGGCGGGTACGTCGTCGGCCGAGACTACATTAACCCCGCTATCAGGCCCGTATTCGACAAGATAGCGAAGAAGGCCTGGAAGGAGGTCACTAAGTAGTGGCTACTATTGACGAGCGGGTAGTCTCGCTCAAGATGAACAACAAGCAGTTCCTGTCCGCAATCAAGGAATCCGCGTCCAGTATGGACCGACTCAAGGAATCCTTGAAGATGGAGGGCGCCGCAAACGGTCTCAAGCGGATGGGCGAGATCGCTAAGAACACCACTCTGGGTGACTTGGCTCGATCCGCCGTGGACGCAGCCTCTAACATGTCCGTCATGCAGGGAATTGGCGTAACGGCTCTTGGCGGAATCGGTGCCGCGGCCCTGAGCGCCGGTAAGTCGATGCTACAGAGCTTCATTCAGCCTGCGATTGACGGTTTCAAAGAGTACGAGACCCAGATCAACGCCGTCCAGACTATTCTGGCTAACACTAGTCAAAATGGTACAACTCTGGACCAGGTCAATGCTGCTCTTGACGAGCTAAACAAGTATGCAGATAAGACCATCTACAACTTCACAGAGATGACCAACTCTATTGGTACGTTCACCGTCGCCGGTATCGGCCTCGAGGACGCAACCAATGCCGTTAAGGGCTTCTCAAATATGGCCGCCCTGTCTGGAGCTAACGCTACTCAGGCGGCAGGTGCTACATACCAGCTTGCTCAGGCGATGAGTGCTGGAAAGGTTCAGCTCCAGGACTGGATGTCTCTGGAGCACGCCGGTATCGGGGGGGAGCAGTTCCAGGTC